AAACGATCGAAGCGTATACGACTGTGATACTCCGGATATTATTCCTGCGGCAATCGGATCTAACAAACTTCCCGCGGCGTCAACCGGCAAATAAGCCAGCAAGTTTGGACGTGCAAACCGCTCATATGTACCAGCCCGGTCGCCTTGTCGAATGTTGCCGTCTCGCAAATCTGTCCATAATAGTAGATTATTACTACCATAGTCAGTGCCGTATTGATTCTCCCACCACGCTGGTTTTTCTGAAAAACCTAACATTTCCCAAGGTGCAGTGTGAGGACGAATAGTTTCAAACAGCTCCAAATAGATGCCTTTCCAGTATCCTGGTACCGGGCCGTTAATTATCGAACTCGAAGCGTTACTGTAATTATAAGTAAACGGTTCATTCTGAACTGTATAAGAGTTTACAGTGTAGTCGACCCCTGCAATTTGATTCCATCGCAGAAAATCTCTAAACACAATCGGACTTACATCTGATTGTGTAAACTCGCTGCCTATAACGTGGTCTATATTAAATACTGACTCATCGTAGCTGTTCTTTATATTGTTGTATATTCTTAATTCTAATTCTAATAATAGTTCGTTTAAATACTCATCAACACCTACAGTTATACTTCCGTCGTGCCCGCGAACTACTGCAACTGGTGTTGCATACGTGTCGTCAATAAAAATCTCAGGTTTGAATTTTTTGTATAGTCCGATTGATGACGGTGTTGGAGGTATATATGACGCTGATGTTGAAATGTACTCTCTAATTGTTAGTACATCTGATACTACTAAAGTAACAAAAACACTAACTGTTCCAGCATTATAATCAAATGTATAGTCGACTCCATTAATTAGCTGCTGATCGTTTAAGTATATGTAAACTGCACGGGTACTTGGTGTAGTTAGATCAAACGAGTCAGACAAGTTAAAAGTAGTAATTGCTGAATTTGTAACTTGAATTAGTGTTTCAGTGTACGCACCACTGCCAATCATATCCGAAAATGCAAATGGTGATTGTGTTGATTTAGATCTCGCATACTCTGCAATTATCGAATCGACTGCTTCTGCTGCGTTGTCAAATCGAGGAAGTCGTTTCGCAATTTGTAAAAACTGAGTTTTAAATGATGAGTAAACTTTGTTTGCGTATCTTAATGATTTTACAATGTTATTTTCTTTATTGCAAAGAGTAGCTAACGCCAACGCCGGCAAACTTGCATGTTTAACAAATCTAGTCGATCGCTGTATAAAATTTAGCTCGTTTCGAATTGCTACTTGAGGATCGCTAAATTCAAACGCCGACATTAAGTGGTCAGCTGCTTCGCCTAACGTTAACGTAGACAACTCGCTGTTTAACGGATTTCTTTCTAGCGCTGTTGGGAATTCATAGTTGCCGGTCACCGGTGTAGCATTAGCGATAACTTTAATCGTTACTTCGTCGCCAGCCGTAAATTGTGTTAGTAAAAATGTAAAGTTGTTTTCTGATCGAACTGGATCTTCGTTAATTCTTACTCCATTTTTGTAAAAAACTGCACTGAAGTCTACGCTATTCCAGTCAAACGTGCTAAACGAAACACTATTAGTTGTAACTGCGATTGAAACTGAATCTACTACAGATCCGAGAAATTCATTATTAAGAGCAATCCACCCATTTTCTTTAACACTATCTTTTTCAAAAAACCCATTTCTAATATGCTCTGTTACAGTAAGCTGGTTTTGTAAGTATGAAAAGTTGTCAGAATCGAAAAACCACGTAAACTGTATGTCGCCGGAGTTATTAACCGTTTGGTACTTAATTGGAAATCCAAGTTCAGTGTCATTTATTCCTGTACTAACTGAATATCCAAATAGCTTCGATCCGGAAAATGTCGATGCAGGATAAATTGAAGTGTTAGAATAGCTATTACCGTTGCTGTCAAATGCATCAAATAGTGGTGCTTGGTTAATAGTGCTTTTAACTTGCCCGCTAAACAATGTTAGCGTAGCATCAAACTCAATAATCGGTCTCTTAGCTCTCTTAGTTTCGTCGTAATTAAAGTTTAAATCAGTAATGTCGTCAACATGCACCCAATGATTTGATTGCTGCCACGCATTTCCAAATTCGTCAGCAGTCATTACTATGTAGTCTTTTGGACCATTAGTTGGATCTATCCAAAAATACTGACGATAGTTAACAAACTTGTCCCAATTTATCGGAGGATTCCATGTATACATTTCTTGATTATACGAAATATCATCTCGCATAACACTGTTGCCGAAAAACTTAATCTGAGACTTTAAGTCTATGATATCATAAACGTTACTAATAACTTCGTCTGCTGAGGTTGTTATAACACCCGGTTCTAATTGATAAAAAGATCGTGTCGACTCATCGTTATCAATATACACATCGCTAGCATTATAAGTTTTTCCGTATTTTCTGCCAACATAGCCGATTGTTTTAGACAGTACACCAGGCTGAGTTAGAGCATCAAGAGTTCCTGCTAGAAATTTCTTGTTTGAAATAGACCTAAAAACCGAAGGAAGGAGGTCAACTGTTCTTCGGATAGGTAAGTTACTTTTAGGATAGTTTTTTTTGATCATATGTTACGTCGCTGATATAATTGTATTTATCGGTGCTCTAACTTCGGTCGCATTAATTGATTGGACAATTTCAATGTCGTCAACTGTTGCGCCGCTAATAAAAATCTCGTCCGATCGGCTTTGAATTTCAAACAAGCTTCCAAATGACTGAGACGGATCTCTTGGTATTATTGCAATGTTTGTAACATCTGGAGCAGTTTCAGCAATAACATACGTGATTAGTTCGCTTATGTAAAAACGGTCACCGAAATTCCAGTTTGAAAGATCAAAAAATCGGTCAAATGCATTAATAATTCTAACTTTAAGGTCACCGATGTCGACCGATCTCTCAGGGTTTTTAACTACTTTAAACACTGCACGTAACTTTGGTTCAGCAGTGCTTCCGAACAGTATTCGATACTTAACAGGACGATATATAATTTCGTCGCTAATTGCTTTTACTGCTGATAGCTTAGACCCAAATTCTACTCGAAGATCCTCAGTTGTTGGAACTTCGGGCATCGGAGCAATCCCAGCAAGATATTGTCGGAATTGTGAATTATAAGCACGTGTCATTAAGAATAAATCTATAATGTTACTAGCACTAGGATCAATACGTCTTTCAACTGCCGCGTTGTGTACATACTGAAATTTAATGTTTGATTTACCATTTACTACTTTGTACAACGGATTGTTAATAACATCAGCAGGATTTACTGTAGAATCTAAGTAATACACAATATTTCTATTCGAATCAATGTGTTGTTTAAGTGCAATTGTACACTGATTTGTTACAAATAAACTAAAGGAATCAGGATTATCAATAATACCATCTGCGTCACTATCATTAAATTGCAAGACAACTTCATAATTACTTGCATAACCGTCAGCTAACTTTACAACGTCGCCAATAATAAAATTAGTATCAAATGGCAATGGGGTCCCAATCGTACAAGGGTTTACACTTAGAATCTTAACTAAGTCCGGCGTCACTAAGCCTAACTGATCGTTAAATTGCTTTTCTGATGTATCAAAAAAGAATCGGTTCTGCCGGACACTTCCGAAAATGTATTGCAATCCACGATATGTTACTGTATATTCTCCTTCAGTAACACTTTTAAACAAAACAAACCACGAAGCGTCAGCATTAGACCCACTTGTATCTCCAGTATTAGTTAAGCTAAACTCGCTATCAAAATCAATGTTGTTTTCTGAAATTATTCGCCAAGATCGCAAATCGGCATTATAGCGAATAGCAAACGTTAGATTTGCTTGCATGTTATTAATGATCGTATTTTCTAGCGCGGTCGGTAAGTTGTTTACAAACTTCGGAACAATCTCAGATAGTATTGAACCTTCCGGGATTTCATTGTTAACAAAAATACCACCGAGATCGTTAGTAAGAGTTGATCCATCACCAACTACTTTGATAACTTTAACCCATAGTCTGTCGGGCATCGATGATTGCGCTGGCGTATATTCACCGCTAGCTGGTATAAATTTTAACATTGCTCCGGTTTCGACAAATTTTAAGTCATCTGCTACGCCTGCGCCAACAGGAACCGGAGAATTTGAAACTGTTAAGAAACCGGTTGATAGATTTGATTCTTCTTCTGTTACTGTTTGCCACGATACAGTTGACGCAAATGACGACTTTCGTGGAAATTTATTTAGAAATAAATTATATGTTGCTTGATCAGTAAATATTGGCTCAACACTAGTGTTAATAAAATCTACTAAATCAGTTCGAGAAATAAATCGTAAGTTTAAAAAGTTTTCGTTTTGCTGTTGATATATGTACCCGTCGTCTGCAAAAACTGTAATATCGCTATATTTTCCTGAACTATCAATTAGATCAAAGTTTCTAGAAATTCCGCTCGAAACTCTGTTAACTGCTTTAACTTTAATAATATTTTGAGAGCTTGTTAACGGAGCAAGATTATAGTCCTCAGCAGTAATCATGCGATCTTGAGTGTAGTATTGTGCTGGAGCATTAAATCGAATTGCATCAATTGACTCAGTTGCGGCTGCATTAGAAACCGTAGTTTGCAGTGATAGCCCGATTCTCATTGAGTGTAGTGTGCCGCTATCTGCTGCATATTCTATAGGCACAAATATATTTTGCATTTCATTAGGACGTATGACATATTCTAGGCCATTACTTATTCTAGCAAATAGTCGGAAGTCACCTTTTGGCAAATTTCCAAATACGCCATCCGGAAATACTAACTCAATAGTATCATTAACCCGCGTTTCTGCAAAGAATACATTTCGTATTCCTTCAAAAATACTGTTGTATGCAATATTATTACCGGTTAGTGATGGAACTTTAGTCCACTTGTTTTGTACACTTCCGGCTGAATTAACCGAAAATAACCAAACATCATCATTATTGATGTTTGCTGTGTTTACAAACACTCGCTCGTTTGGCATTGGAGTTTCTATGTTAAAGTCAATTTGCTCTAAACTTCCTTGTTTAAACATCATGAAAAAACCAGTGTTCGGAGATGAAGGGCCGCGGCCGTCGTTGCGATAAACAAACCCAGTAAATGTTCCGTCAACTGGATCTTCTTCGTAAATTTCTTCAGAGTCGTTAAACACAGTACTAACAACTTCAAACGTCATTCTCTGATTTGCAACTGCCTTAGAAAACGAATAAACCGGAACTCCGGTGTTATTTGATCTAAATCGGTATTGATCAGTGTTAATGTTTTGTATTTTTCTGCTGCGTTCACTACGACCAAATTCTAAGTTGTCAACCATTGTAGCATTTAGCACTAATATAAAGTGCTCATACCAGTCAGAATTCGTAGGATCGTCCCATAAAATTGTTTGTCGACCGATGTTGATTCCGTTGCTGTCAAAAACGTCTTCAGTTGTTGATATTGAAGTTATTTTTAATAAACCGCTTGCTGCAATATTTCGCTTAGCGTTGTAACTAAGCATACGAGCTAATCTTAATACGCTGTCTTTTCTTGCAGCTAAATCAATAAAGTTTTCTCGACTATTGAGATCTATGCGAAATGCCAAACTCTGACCAAGAAACGCAACTGCATCAATAAGCGCCAGGTATTCTGAGCTTTCAATGTAATCGTTAAAATCTTCCGGATAGTTTTCTCGAAGATATGAAATGATAACACGTCGGAGGTTTTCAAAATCGTATGACTTGAAATCAGCATTTTTAAAAGTTTGATAAATGCGTGTCCAGTCTTGGTTTAAAATTAAATCGGTTTGTCTCGATGTTGCGGTCATAATTATTTCCTGGTTATGCTATATTTACCAAAATTTTAAACTGATCAGATAACTATAGAATTGTTACGATCGAACGTAAATTGCATTTGTTCTGCTATGTTAAACGGTCGGTAAATTACTAATGCTTCGACTCTGATGCCATTATCAGTTGCGTCAACTGCTATAGATTCGATTTCTATTCGAGGATCGTAGTTAATAACAGTTTGAACATCATCGAGTATTGCTTGCTTAACTTGCCCAGTAAACGGTTCAAAAAGCAAGTCCCAGATTTGAGTTCCAAACTCTGGATTATTTAATTTTTCGCCTTTGCGAATATAGAAATGATTTATAATGTCTTGTTTTACTAGCTCAATGTCGTACAACTTAAAATTTCGAGACGGGTTAAACGAGCTAAAGCCCTTATAACGAAACTCTGACTGCACTTTGTCACCAGTTGTTACTTCGTTAACAGCAATTGTTTTTTTGTTGTAAACTTTAGTCATATATTATTGCTCCTTTGGTATTTGGGCTCGTGTTTGACCCGGAGAAACTTTCGTCGGATCCAAATTTTCATGTTGCGGCCATGGTTCATGCATCGGCACCCTGCCTAATATTGTTTTAACTTTACCAGCGACGAACCGTTTGTTATCCCACTCTAGCGGTTGGAGAGACGGAGCTGCACTTGCTGAAATCAAATCAATGTCAACTCCGTCTAAAACTTTCGATCGGGTTGCAGTTGACGCATCAGCAGCTTTAGTGAAGCCGATAATACTAGCCGACGAAGCAGTAACAACAAACTTGTCGGTAGAACTAAATTCGTTGGTATCAGCTGCTGTAAACTTGCTAGCTTTAGATGATAAGTTAAAATCTTCAATCGAAGTAAACAACATTCGCTGTTTTGATGAAACATTGTAATCTAGAGAAGTTGTAGTGTACATATTTCCTCTAACATTTGTGTTAAAGTCTGTTCCTATATCAAAGTTTGCTCCACCGGCATGTGATTTTAGATTAATGTTTTGGCCTGCTTCAATGTTAACATCTCGTCCTGCTCGAAAATTAAGATCTTGTTCGGTGTGAATTGAAATAGAATCTTGAGCGTAAATATCGATCTTTCCATTGCTAGTCATTTCGATCCAAGTAGTACCACGAGCATTACCGATGTAAATCAAATCTTCAGAATTATGTAATAATATTTGATGACCTGTTCGGGTACGGAATCGAACATACTCACTTTCGGGAATATTTCTCTCGCCAGCTGGACTGTCAACATATTCCATTTTTGTAGTACCAGCAGGACCTTTTCTGTTTTTCTTTGGATTCCCGTCATCCATTACAAACTGCGTGCCACCTAATCTTGATTTAGGTAAGGTAAATGTTTTTCCAGAGCTGTCTAACTGAAAAGAGAATTTTTCAGACGTGTGATCAAATGGTCCAGGGGTAGAAATCCCAAATACCGAACTCGGAGCTTCACGTCTAGCCGATGATGTAGTTACACCACGGACAAAATCTTCAATTAGACCCTGCTCAGCAATTTGTTTAGCGAACGGATGCACAGGCCGAAGTTGTTTATCTAGTGATGTCTGTGGCGTATTAATAGAATTTGATTGTGCTGAAGGTTTGTTAGGAATTCTCGGATCAGTTGCAGGCAAGTTTCCAGAATTTGGTTTAATGCTCGATTTGCTGGTTAGCGAAAGTTTATCTGATGACGCAATTGCAGGGACCATGTGATTTGCACCAAATGCAGGTACACACCCGATCCAATAACACTGGTCTGGATCTCCTTCGACAAAAATAACAAGTACCGTTACACCAATATCAGGTGGTACAAACCACATTCCATAGCTTGTCTGAGCGCCGCTAATGCTGTCTGCGTCGTTAATTTGAGCATTAGCAGGTAGCGAATATCCATAAAACGGCATTGCACATCTTGCAATAACAGTTTGTGATGTATCAGGAATGCCGTTAGTATATCCGATATTAGGAGTGTCACGATACAGCATAACTTCTAAACTCCCCATCAATGTCGGATCTAAGTGACTAATTACTTTAGCCAAATACGGACCATTATTAAGTTTTGTTTTAAGATTATTCGCTTTTTGAAATGATCTTTGATATTGTCCCACAGTTTAGTTTTTCCTATGATTTAACTGACGCGGTAATTTTGTCATTGCCTTCGTTGAAGTTTTGTTCCATAATACGAATACAAACGAGCTCTTGTTTAAAAACGTTATCGGAAATTGTATTGGTACATCGTATTACCTTAAAAATTCCACTGTATTGATCTAACGTTTCTAAAAATTTATATGATCCAGTTTCAGGGTCAACATCGACTGGGTTTCTAAACACAATTTCTATAAAAACTTCACCGCCTTCGTAGTTTACAATCTTACTTATAGTGTCAGGTGAATTCTCTTCGTAATTCTCGGAATAATTACTCATGCCGCTATCCATTAAGAACCACAAGTCGCCGAGAATTTCTAACTTAACAGTTAACAAATCTGCACTAGAACCAGTAATTAAGTTTTCAAAAAACTGTCTAGCAACTTTATATTGTATCGAGCCAGCTGATGTTTGATCATTAATAACTAGCTGATATGGTGCTCCAACGTCAATCTCATTAGATCCCGCTGTTAAATTAGTTACTTGATTATCTATTGTTAGCTTTTCTCGACCGTCAACGAGAGTTTCTATTTCAGCTGGCACAAGATTGTTTGCTGTAAAGAACAAATTATTAATATCAATGTTAAAGCTTAAAACATCAGTGTTCTTTCCAGTATATATGTATTCATAGCGCTTTTTAATTTTCTTCTTAACAGGAATCATTGCAGTCGGGCTATTGTCTTTCGTGATTAACGATTTGTGGATAAAATAAGGAACTACTCGAAAAGTAAACTTCTTTGCGAAGTCCTTACGAATCGGATCATACTGTAACAATTCAACTCTAACATCAATTTTATAAAAAGGAATAAACGTATCTTTTAGTTTTGAACTATTTAACTGCGTTAACTCGTAAACATGTTCTGACCGTTTTATTGTTTCATTAATTATATTAATTATTGTATCTGCTTGCTTAAAATGCAGGACTCGTTGTGCTAAATCTGTTTCGACGTCGTCAGACAAAATTATATAATTTGTATCAAACTCCCCGTTGCCCGGAACGAATGATCGAATAGTGCCATTATCATAAGTGAATACCTTCGATTCACCTATATAATTTCTCGGAGCTGCCGATACTTCCGTTGATGCCAGAGAAACTACTCGAGCACCCTTTGATCCATTTTCTGATAAATCAGCAATAATAGCTCGAAAATCTGCTGCATTACTCGGAAAGTCAATTTCGTATTCATCAGGAAAGTACTGTACTGCCGATTGCTTGTATGATTCTATAGGAGAAAGCGGATTTTTGACATTAGAAAAGTCACCGGCTGCAACAGCTTTTAGAAAATTACCAGTTTGGTCAACAGATCGTTTAACTAGTCCGTTATTGATTTTAGTTTCCGTTTGCCGTTTCTCTACCCCTTCACTTGCGTTAACTGATATTTGTTTTTGCTTGTTATTTAATACACTAACTAGACTATTTTCATTACTCGGGTCGGCTAAAATTTCATAAACTGTTACATTGCTGCTATTAGAATTGTTATTGCCAGCAATCTTAACGTCAGAATATGATCGCACAACTTGATCCATTAAACCAATAGCGTTAAAGGGTATAGCAACAATTTGATATGTTGATCCAGCTTCAGTAACATTAAATCTTGCACTAATAATTTTAACTTCAAAAAATCTAGGGCGAGATTCGGGGACCGTTATTGGTCTATTGTTCTCGTCTACTCCGAGTACTTCTAACTTTAACACATATGGAGTATTGCCTAGATAGCTAGGAAACCCATTTTGTTGTGCTGCGACCTGCATGCTGTTAAAAAATGTGCCTAAGCTGTATGGTTCAAAAACTTCAAATTCAAAACGAACTACGTTGGTGTTATCTGTTTTTTCGTTGTTAGCAATAACCGACACCATTTTAAAATTGTTGATATAATACTCTGGCTTTCCGAATACCGTTGAAGTTCGCTGTTTATCGTATCTTCCGGCTGATGAAAATATCACCTGACCATCTTTAAACTGTCCGTTTCTGTACAGAAGAGGTTTTCGAACTTGTTCTGCGTCAATACAGGCAAGGGTCCATAAAAACGAAACAGATGAGAATTTTTCTAAAGAGTTTGGCAAAATAGTCGGCTTAGTATTCATCTGCCTAATCCTTGTTCTACTTGCTGAATTACCCTTATTGTCATAGTGTTATATTCCTAAAAATTCTGACAGATTTGATTTTTTAGGTAAAAATATTTTAATACCTTCTTCAAAATCATATATCGGATCTTGTAAAACGTCTATATTACGTTGAATAAATACCCACCAAAGTTCAGGTGAGCCATATACGTCAAATGCTAATAAATCTGGCCTGTGACGATATTGTGGTTCTATTTCGTACAAAAAATCGTCGTCTTCAGCGGGAATTAACCGAACCTGCAGTCTGTCTAAATTAAAATTAGTTATTGGAGTATTACTCCAAGGCGAGAACTTGCTATATGTTGCCATTATAAGAATCCTCCTTTAAGATTACCACTTGCATAATCTTGTAAACTAAATTGTCTAATTTTTTCTCGAGAGTAAATCGGAGTTACAGTAACCGAGATCTCACTACGAATCGGTACCCATGTAGGATTACTTTCATCGGGAATGTTGCATTTTATGTAGTTTACATCAGACGGCAAGGAAACTGAAAAATCCTTAATAACAACCGGGACACCTCCGTGAGGAATAATGCCAGGGCCGTAACCTTTTAATTTACATACAATCGGTGGTTGGCCTGGATTAATACTTTTACCAAAAGACATTTTAGTTGCTGCTTTAAAAAATGTCGTTGCGGCGATCCAGTATTTTGCATCTTCTTCGTATTCGGCGGTAAATAATCCAGTAATTGAAATGTCATTTACTTGGCTACTTTTATAAGTTTGAATTACATAGTTACTATGAACTGGGTCAATTCCTGTATAATTTGCAGTTGTTGAAATTGTCATACTTGGCTGATATGGAAATAACACTTCGTTATTTTCAAACTCACTTAATGCACTTATAAACCCAGAAGGGCCACCAAGCAAAGAGGGATCAAATTCTATTCTAACACGCCAATCGTATACTTCTTCGGACCCTGAACTTTCAGCAGATACTTCAGTACGTTCTTTAGAAAATAATTCAGCATCTTTAGGAATATTTCTCGATCGCTGTTTACTAGCTAGATTATTATCAATTGCGTTTACAACTGCAGCTTTTGCAACGTTTTTTAAAAATGACATTTTGGTAATCTTTCCTGTTAATAATAGTATTTATCTCAGCAAAAATATGCTATTATATATACTTAAGGAGTTTTTTAATTAATGAATAAGTTGAAAGTTAACTACCTATCAAACAAAGAAATATTAAAAGAAATACATAAAAGTAAGAACAGTTTTAGTTCTTTTACTATCAAAGATTATGCAGACTATGACATTATTTTATCAAGCATAGATAAAATTAATGTAAAAACACTTGCCGAAGGAAAAAAATTAAGAGCTGATCGTTTAGCAAAGCAAGCATTTGAGCAAGCATCATTGCACTCAAAAACAAAACTTTCGTTAAAAGACTTCGAAGTTGACTTGTCGTCTATCAACAACAGCGATGTTATTTTTAGAATAATGACATATGCACATATCCCAACTGCGCCTGGTCGCAAAAAGACAGTAAAAAGATCCGCTGACAAACATGCTAAATTAAACTTCCCGCCATTCCAGCATTGGAAATACGACGAACATGGTAATTTGCATTGTGTCGGAAAGAGTCATTGGAAGGGCGATGTTGAACACGGACAATTTTCTATTTCTCATGGTAGAATTACTGAACGTCTCGGTGCAATGTTTTTAAAACTGTGTGAACGATATGGCACACGCAGCAACGTTCGGGGTTATTCATACAACGACGAAATGCAAGGACAAGCAATTTTACAGCTTTCACAAGTTGGGTTGCAGTTCGACGAAAGCAAGTCACAAAATCCGTTTGCTTACTATACCGCCGCAGTATATCACAGTTTTGTTAGAATTATTAATTTAGAAAAAAGAAATCAAAATATTCGCGACGACATTTTAGAAATTAATGGGTTAAACCCGTCATGGACTCGACAGGGAGACAACGAATTCGGTATTATTAGCGACAACTCTGGTTCAGTTGATAATGATAGCGACTACAATTAGGAGCGTTAATGGCTAATTTATTTAAAAGAGCAGCAGCATTTACCGATATACACTTCGGAAAATCAAACGATAATAGAACCCACAATCAAGATTGTGAAGATTTTATTATTTGGTTTGTCGAAGAAGCTAAAAAGAATAACTGCGAAACTTGTATCTTTTTAGGTGATTGGAACCACAATCGTGCATCAGTAAATGTAAGTACAATGAATTATTCTGTATCAAATCTTGAGCGATTAAGTAATTCATTTGAGCAGGTTTACTTAATAATGGGAAATCATGACGAGTATTACAAAGATAAACGTGAAATCCACAGTGTTGAGTTTGGAAGATTATTTCCTAATATTAAAATCATAAATGAACCCTTTACGGCTGGCAATGTTACGTTGCTACCGTGGCTTATTGGCGATGAATGGAAGAGCGTATCAAAAATTACCAGTAAGTATATTTTTGGGCATTTAGAATTACCAAACTTTTATATGAATGCTATGGTTCAAATGCCAGATCACGGTCAATTGCAAGTTGGGCATTTCACACATCAAGACTATGTATTTTCTGGACATTTTCATAAACGACAAACCGGAAGAAACATAACGTATATGGGAAATGCATTCCCTCACAATTATGCTGACGCAGGCGACGATGATCGCGGAATGATGATTCTCGATTGGGACGGCGAGCCGCAATTTATTACATGGCCTGACCAACCAGTATATCGCTTTTATAAACTAAGTCAAGTTCTCGAAAAAGCAGAAAAATTACTTCGTCCTAAAATGTATTGCCGTGTTCACATTGATATTCCAATTAGCTTTGAAGAGGCAAATTTTTTAAAAGAACAATTTGTGCCGCAGTTTAACCTTCGAGAATTTATGCTTATTCCAGAGAAAAATCTCAACGATGTTAATGTTGAAGAAGTTAATTTAAATTTTGAAAGTGTTGACTCGATCGTTGTAGGTCAAATTGGTTCTATCGATACTGAATCGTACGATAAGCAACTACTTCTTAACATTTATAATAACTTATAGGATTACTATGTCATTAACTATTAAAAATATTACTGTTAAAAATTTTATGTCAGTAGGCAATGTTTCACAAGCTGTTAATTTTGATACTAAAGAAGTTACTTTAGTACTAGGAGAAAACTTAGATCTTGGTGGTACAGATAGTGGAAGTAGAAATGGTACGGGGAAATCTCAACCACTTTCTGCCCTTGTATTAACACCATCAGGCTGGAGAAAGATGGGAGACTTACACGTCGGCGACAAAGTAATTGCGCACGACGGAACTACTACAACAATTAACGGAGTGTATCCCCAAGGTAAACTAAAAACATACAAAGTTACGTTTGCCGACGGTCGCTCAACCCGTGCATCGGGTGATCATTTATGGTCTGTTTATAGCAACAGATGGTATAAGAAAAATGACCTATCTGCTAAAACAAAAGTATTAACAACAGATCGAATTGCAGGAAAACTATCAAAATATACAATGCCGTCAGGTAAGAAAAACTCGTGTGCGTATATGTATGCTCCGCTTCCATCTGGCGTTGAGTTTGAAACTAAAGAGCTGAGTATTAATCCTTGGTTGTTAGGTTTTTTGCTCGGCGACGGATGTATGAGTAAAAAATGTGGGTTAGGTTTTAGTTCAGCCGATGCAGAACTAATAGAGAATGCTACCAACATACTCAAAAACGAGCACAACTTAAATATTCATAAACTACAAGGCATATACGACTACGGTATTACTGGAATAGGTCGAGGGAACCTTCACCCTTTACGAATCTTACTAGATGAATATAACCTCAATGGTCTTACAAGTTCAGATAAGTTCATTCCTACTGTATATAAAAATGCAAGTCGACAACAACGGCTAGAGATTTTACAAGGATTGTTCGATAGTGACGGGACTGTTGATCGTAGAACAGGTACTCCTTCGTTTACTTCTACTAGCTACCAGTTAGCAAGCGATGTTGCATACATTGTTAGAAGCTTGGGCGGCTTAGCTTCTGTATCTGTAAAACAACCTACGTCAGTAAATCACAGTGTAGCATATACAGTTAGCGTACGAACAAACTTTTCAAAAGACTTGTTTACGTTATCTAGAAAAAAAGAGTTAGTGAAAGAAAATTATCAATACAAAAACCAGCTGCGGGCAAGATTTGATTCAATCGTCGAAGACGGCTATGAAGAATGTCAGTGTATTTCCATCGACCATCCGTCAAGTTTATATATTACTGATGACTTTGTTGTAACACATAATACTACCATTGTTAACGCATTAAGCTATGCACTGTATGGTGTTGCACTTACAAACATTAAAAAAGATAACTTAATTAACAAAATTAACAGTAAAGGAATGTTAGTTACAGTTTCGTTTGAAAAAAACGGCGTTGAGTATCGCATCGAGCGCGGCCGTAAGCCTAACGTATTAAAGTTTGTTGTTGACGGTCACGAGCATATTGCTGATAACACTGACGAAAGCCAAGGTGATTCTCGAGAAACACAGCGAGCAATTGAGCTAGTAATCGGAATGGGCCATACCATGTTTAAACACTTGGTTGCACTTAACACATATACTGAACCGTTTTTGTCACTAAAAAGCAACGAGCAGCGACAAATCATCGAAGAACTTTTAGGAATAACTATTTTATCAGAAAAGGCCGAGTTACTTAAAGAGCAAATTCGCGCAATTAAAGAAGAAATATCAACCGAAACTACAAAAATTGAAACGATTAAAGCATCAAACGATCGCATTCAGCAAAGCATTAACGCAATTGCAAAGAAGCAAAAGTTATGGGAACAGCAACACACGCAAGCGTTAGATGAATTAGCTATGCAAATAGCTAGATTAGAAACAATTAATATCGACCAAGAAATTCAGTTGCAACGCGACTTAGAGCTTTGGCTTTCGAAGCGTAGAGATATCGATACAATCTCAAGTGCAATTTCTAAACAAAGTGCAGTATTAAGTCGTGAAGAAGCAGCACATCAAAAACTATCAAGCGAGCTACATATTTTAAGGTCTCATAAATGTCATAGCTGCGGTCAGGATATTCACGACGACAAACATACAAGTATGTTACACTTAAAAGAAAAGCAAGTAAATGATTCAGCCGAGTTAATTCAAGTTTATAAGAAAGAAATCGAAGCGTTAACTATTAAGTTAGATGAAATCGGGACAGTATCATCACAACCATCAGTTTTTTATAGTAATTTAGAAGAAGCACTTAACCATAAAAATACGTTAGATATGCTTGAGACTAATTTAGTTAAAAAGTCAGAGGAAGAAAATCCGTACACTGATCAAATATCTGAACTGCAAAATTCTGCGGTTCAAGTTATCGACTGGACCGCAGTAAACGAATTAAATAAAATCAAAGACCATCAAGAATTTTTACACAAACTGCTAACAAATAAAGATAGCTTTGTTCGTAAAAGAATTATCGATCAAAACTTAGCGTTTTTAAATCAGCGATTGTCATTTTACCTAGACAAAATTGGCTTACCCCATATTGTCGAGTTCCAAAATGACTTGTCGGTAATTATTACTCAGTTAGGCCAAGATCTTGACTTCGATAACTTGTCTCGTGGCGAGCGAAATCGAGTAATTTTATCAATGAGTTGGGCATTTAGAGACGTTTGGGAAAGCTTATATCATAGCATTAACTTGGTCTTTATTGACGAACTGATTGATTCTGGATTAGATTTAGTGGGTGTCGAAATGAGCATTAGCTTATTGAAGAAAATGATGAGAGAAAGAAACAAAAGCGTATTCTTAATTTCTCATCGAGAAGAATTATCAAGTCGCGTAAATCGCATTCTTCATGTTATTAAAGAAAATGGATTTACGGAATATCAGCCGGATGTAGAATTTAGCAGTATCGTATAAATACAAGGTAAAACCCAAAAGGAGATACCATGTTTCTACAAAACAATTATCTAAAAGAATATTATGACATTATACAAAACGAAAAAATTGAAGATTATAAATCGCAATATTGTGAAAAGCACCATATTATACCTAGATGTTTAGGCGGCACTGATAAAAAAGATAACATTGTATATCTAAGTGCTGCTAATCATTTTAGATGTCACACGTTGTTAACAAAATTTACAACAGGTGCTGCAAACGGAAAAATGTGGAATGCTGTTTGGCGAATGATGAACAAACAAAGTCATAATCAGGATAGGGATTACATAGTTACTGAAGAAGAGTACAATTATGCAAGAACTAAACACGCCGAAGCACAATCAAAAAGAATGAGTAAAGAAAATAATCCATTCTACGGCAAAACTCATACAGCAGAAACAAGAAAACGAATGTCAGAAAAAAAGAAAGGAAAAACTTACGAGGAAATTTTTGGTAAAGAATTTGCATCCGAAATGAGAGAACGTCGTAGAACAGAAACTACAGGTAAGGTACGCAGTCAGGAAACCAAAGAAAAAATTAGACAAAATAAGATAGGGAAAAAGAGAGATCCCGATTTAATGAAGGCTATCGGTTTAAAGAATAGAGGAAGAAAGGCAAGCAAAGAAACAATAGAAAAAATGAAAGCAAAACGCGAGGCCGGTAAAAAAATCTGCGAATATTGCGGTAAGGCGTGCATGCTTACAAATTATAAAAGATGGCACGGTGAAAACTGTAAACACAAAAACAACATCGAAATACCAAACTAGCTATGAAACAAAAACGAATTCCGAATGACGACACTCACAATTTAATAATCAAAGCGTGTATGCAATACATTAAATGGCAAACTCGCTTTGAATATGACTTGTCAGTAGATGCTGGAAAGAAATCAAGATTTTGGTTGTCCGAAATGCGTCGATTAGCAAAAATACGTCGAAAGGAAATTCAAGATAAAAGAGCGATACTAAAAGATAAGCGAGAGCATTCTGGTCCTGGTCGGCCGAGACTAGACGACCTCGAAAAGATTCGAAAAGAAAATCCAGATTTAAATCCAAGAGCGGTTGCACTAGATAACTACACATATAATAAAAAGGATTAATGTGTCAAGTAAGAGCAAAAACAAAGGAAAAAGTTGGGAACGTGACATTGCAAATTTCTTAACGGAATTGTTCGATGAAAAATTTGTTCGTGTTCCCCATAGTGGTGCTTACATCGGCGGGACAAACTCGCATAGAAAATCGCAATTAGACGAAGGGCAAATCCGTGGGTTTAAAGGTGACATTATTCCGCCGAGTAGCTGGATCTACTTTAACTGCGAAGCAAAAAACTATGGCGATTTTCCATTCCACGCATTATTTGCTCAACCAGTGCTACAACTAGAAACTTGGCTCGGACAACTTTTAGATGTCGCTGACGAAAGCGATTTAAATTTATTGTTTATAAAAATCACAAGAAAAGGCAAATTTACAGTTTTTCAACAAGGCACAACTCTTCAGGCTCAAAATTATCTTAATTATACATCTCCAAAATACGGCAAATGGTTTATAATGGACTATGATCTATTCTGGTCATTAAATCATGAAGCTGTTCGCAATTTAAGTATCAAACAATAACATACCCAGGCATCAATTAGGCATTTTTTACACTTCATAAGGCATTCTTAGGCTATTTCTCCACATACACTGCTAGATTAAAACCTGCACAGGTGATTATTTTGTGCCTCTAAACTTGGACCACTAGGTCGCAAGGACGAGAAAAACCTTTGGTAGCAGAAAGGTAATAAACCACTACCCTTTCGAGGATGATGACTGAATATGCCTACATATAATCAGTTTGGTTTATAGGAGACACATAATCTAAAATAGGCTAAATGAAGGGAGAAAAACCCTGAAACTATGTAAACGACGGTATGTTTACACTAGTTTGCCGTTGGGATCGCAAGATCAAAGAACGTAGCTCGAGGTACAGGCCAACCGCCTCTGTAATGCTGTAATACCGTGACCAAGGTGCAACTCACATGAAGATTCTTTAGCCCGGCAACGGGCTAAGTATGACCGGTTAATCTACATGAATATTATTAGTCACTTCGCTTTGCTTCGTTCTACTAGCTATCACATTTATTATTATAATTCTTCTTTAATTATTCACATAAACACATAAATATAAGTGTATTTTATACATTTATCGAAAGAAAACAAAAATGCGTTGAGCGAGAGCGAAAACGCAAGCGAGCGTTGCTCGCTTTTATCAACTAATAAATTATAAGGATCTCGTGAGATATTTCGATTTAATTCAACTAAATGAATCAACATTTCAGCTCGATGAAGCTGTTGATTATATCTATGACAACTACTTTAGATCTGTTGTATCTGATATAAAACGAAATATTTTTGATTCACTAACGCCAATTCAGTTTTATAGTTCAGATTTACCAGATAACGATGTAATTAATCGAGCAAATGAATTAAACCCAGTAATAATTATTGCTCACGGTGATAGACCTACTAGTTATAATCCAATAGCTTCAGTGATAAATTTGACTATAGAACGTGGTGCATATCGTCTTGCAAAGGAACACGGATCAATTGCTAACGCAGCAAGATTACTTTCGTCGGATGTTTTAGTTCAGTTCAAACTAGAATTTACTGAATCTAAAATAAAAGGCAGTATATATCATGAGCTAGTACATTGGTTAGATGATTCGCTTAGAAACAGTCACTTAACTAATCTAGTAAATAAGTCTGCACAACAACAAAAGCCATCAATAAAAAATTTAAATTTTCGCGACGTAGCACTCACACCGTATGAACGAGAAGCGCAAATCCATAATATAGTTCAGCTTAAACGAGATAACGCAGAAATATGGGATTCGTTGTCGTTTGAAGATATGATAAGGTTAAATCCAGTTTTAAGTAGAATTTTTATCCGAGGTAAATCGCAAGGATGGTTACCCGAGTGGCGACGCTTTTTGCTAAAGCGTATGCATAGAGAAGGGTTACTTGGTAAGCAAATGTCTGTAACTGATAAATATAATTACAAACGAGAGTCACCATGAGATTTAGTGAAATATTAACCGAAGCACAAAAACCGATTTATAAAAAAACAAAAGATGGGTCGATACTGATCCAGAATCCGGAAGATCGCTTTGATTACCGAGTGTTTGATATTAATGATCCAGAAGAAAAAGCAGAAGCCGAAGAATATTACAATAGTATTGCAGATAAACTTACAAAATCTGATCTGTCAGCATCAGACACAAAAAAGCCAGCTAAAAAATCTACAACTGCGCCAGTAAGCAAGTCATCAGCTAAGCCAGCAAGCAAAACTACTCCAAGTAAGTCAGCTAAAAAAT